TACCATTAGAAATGGTTGCAACTCCAGATCCATTAGAGGTAAGGTTGCTGCTGAGAGATTTAATAGATACAAGAGTTCCAGCCCCGTTATTAATGTCAGGGTTAGCGTTAGGAAAAGATGTTTCATTAGCTATAGGTACAAAGCCACCAACATCATCAATCATATCTGTGATGCGAGCATCTATAGCTGATGTGGTAGCTATTTTAGTTTCAGATGCAGACCATGTTTCGTCTGATCTTATTTCATTTGTACTACCAATTTTATAAAAAGCAGCATCAGTTTCTGATTCAGTGTAATATCTATTATCTAAATCATATGAACCTACTGCTGTAACGTGGCCTTGAGCAGATATAGTTATGTCCTGTAAGACAGTTCCGTTACTATTATTAACTGTTGCATTAGCTCCACTAACACTATGATTAATAGTAACTTGACCACCAGTAGCAGTCTTAGCCATATCAGTACCAGCTAAAACATCACTTTCCATAGCAGTGTCTACTTTAGCATCTATACGACCATCAACAGCACCAGTAGTAGCTATCTGTGTGTTATTAGATGCCCATGTTTCACCACTTTGGATAGTAGGATCACCTTTTTTCCAAGAGTTTAATATGTCAACATTAGCTTCTTGGGTTACATATAAGTTTTGTAAGGTGTTGTCGTTTAAATCACCAGCTCTTATAGCTGAACCAGGGTAAAATGTAGCCTTAGGGTTGTCATAATTTGTTTCACGATAAATCCTAAGAGCAGATGAGTTGGCTGGAGCAGAATCAAATCTAACCGTTGTTGCATTAAGCAACGAATATGCAGTTGTATCATTACCTCCAATACTAACTTTAATATCGGAAGTGTCTAAATATGGGAATGTGAACGAGTAATCGGTGGCGGAGCCGTTACCCGTATAAGTATTTTCAATTGTTACGGTCATTTACTTAAATTAAGTAGTTCTTTTAATTCATTCCTATTTTCATATGCTTTTAAAGCATCAGGAATGTTACCTTGTCTGAGTGCATTTTTAATTCTAGCTTTAGATTCACCTATTGCAGAGTGTTGCTCATGATGCCTTTCGAGGTATGAGCAAGCATACTTCATCGCTTGTTGATGTATTCTATTCAACTCTTGATGTACCACCAATTCTTTTATAGGGAAGTCTCTTTGTTTTTTAAGACCTCTAACTTTACGATACTCCTTAATTTTTGCGGTCCAAAAACCATCTTCAGCATTCATCATTCTTTCTATCTGACCAGCTAGATCCATGTTTATAGCTATCCAGTTATTTATTTTATATCTATCTTGCGTTGAAATAGGTTCACCAGTAATAGGATTAATTTCCATACTACGTTGTGAATCCCATCCTGTACTAATTAACCACTGTCTCCAAGGCTCCATATCACCATTAGATTTACCAAATGGCATTAAAGCATTAGCTGCAGCAGTTAGTGGTTCATGGAATCGTATAGGTTGACCAGTGTATATATCTAATTGATCTTGAAGTGTATCTTCAGCAGTACCACTTTTATGCATAAACTTCCATTTGTTCTGAAGTAAAGCACCCCAATCATTTTCTACATCTTTTAACTGTGGTGTTACAGCATTATTTAATACACTTCTAATACCAGATGTTGCAAATGGAACCATAGCATCACTTTGGTTAACCACAAAACGTTTGAAAGCACCTTCATCACCAGAGAACAGCGATACTAACGGTTCAAATCCACTGAGGAATGTCTTGTTAGCTACGTTCATACTAATAGAGAATGCTAACTTCTGATACATTTGTTCAGTGATAGCTTGATCTACACGATTAGAGTTGTATACCAAGTCTCCTACTAAACCAAGTAGAGTATCAAATGGTTCAAATCCTTTATAACTATGCCAATTACCTGTGATTGGGTTCTTGATAGAGTTAGGCTTCCAACCCATATCTTGCATCCTCTTACGTTCACCATGGCTATGAGGACCATTACCTGTAAGGTTACCCTCAAGTGCCCATATACCAGCACCTGTGACTACTGCACCACCCATTAACTGGCGACCAATATATTCAGATCTTAGTGCTGCAAAAGCTTCATCACTATATTCTAGACCATGTTCAGCTAAAGCTTCAGTCATCTCTCCTATACTTTGTGCAGACAAAACTTTACGAGCTTTAGTCATAACAGGAACTATGCTACTACCCGGTGTAAATGACCAAGCAACATTTAATGCATTAATACCTGTACGTGGGAATAGAAATAATGGTTTAGCAGCTGGGACTCTTTCAATAAATTTGTTAAAGTTCTGAGCTAATTCACTATCTACGTTAAGTGCTATTTCTTGTGATGCATGTTTAGCTGCTTTATCTTTAAGCAAACCAGTGGCATCAAAAGATTCATCATATAATTTACGTTGTAATTTATCAAAAGCTGCTTTACTGAAACCACCTTTAGTTTCACCCATCATCTGAACATAAGCCTTAGATCTAGCTGTTCCACTAGCCATCATTGAATTCGTAAATCCATCAATAGCATACATAGAGTTTATACCAAATCTAACGAATTTGTTATTGTTATACCAGCTCATACCTTTAGCTAGATTCCACATAGCAACTTTACCCATATTACCTTCTCTTCTCCATACATCAGACATAGCTTCAACAGCTTCAAAGCTTTCCATCTTAGCTTGTCTTAAGTCAGCCCTACCACGCATCATAGCAGCTTCAGGTTTAGAGTTAGCTAAACGCCACTCGTCTCCCATCATCTTAAATGCACGCTTAAGATTTTCTGATATACCACCATAGGTCCATTGAGCATGTTTAAATGCCTTTACATCACCTGTAAGTTTAGCACCTACAAGTACGGATGCTGGCTTGAATGCAGTTAACATACTGTTACCTGTAATAGCTCGTAATGGTGCTAGTCCAGATAGTATATTATTATATCGGACACCATTCATACCTTGTACAACAAGACTAGGTATTTCTGGTTCGTTATCTAAGAATGCTTTCTTAACAAAACCTATGTTGTGTTCATGCCAACGATGTAGTTTCCAGATCTCATCAACCTTACCGTCTGTAGCTTCGAGAGCTTTAGCCATAGGTTTTAAGAACTCTGGTTTATCTTTAGCAATCTTCTTTAATACTTCAAAGTCTCTATCACTTTTAACTACAGCTTTACCAAGAGCTTCAGTAAACTCATCTGATTGTGTAAGTAACCACTGGTTTACTACAACTGGATCTTTAGATCTTACAAGAGTTTTAAACTCATCTGCTTTGTTAGCAATGAATCTATTGATTCTAACTTCATTATTAATTAACTGAAGTTTATCAAGTATAATCTCTTGTTGTCTGGTAGTTCTGGAAATATCACCAATCATTCCTACAGCTGCAGATGCGTCAGCTACAGTACCAGCAGCTTGGTTTGTAACCATAGCTGAAGCACGCATAACTTTAGGGTTATATAGATCAGTAAAAGCTTTCGTAAAAGCTTCTGTCATAACCTGAAACTCATCTGGGTTAAGGAATTTCTGTTGTTGGTAGACACCTTTCTTCATGGTGTTTATGATACTTTCCATTTCATTTAAACCAATCTCAGGGTTATATACCTGATCGTATAGTTTAGTGATTCCTTTGTTAATCTCTTGCGGAGGTACTACTTTGTTTTTAATCTTAACACCAAGCTTAGTTGAAATCTCAGAGTCAAATAAAGGTTGTAGTAGTTTCCTCGCTCTACTTGCTACGTTAGCATACTTAAGGTTCTCCATAAAACCTGAGTCTACGACACCTCTAGATCTACCGTTGGTAGTACCAATGTTATTTTGAATTCGATAGTTATCTATCTTAGCTAACTGTGGGTTGATACCAACATCATCTACAGCTTTCCAAGATTCTGCAGGTGCTTGATTAATAAATGGATCGTAAGCCTTACCCTTAGGATCTTTCATCAACCGTCTCGCAGTCTCTGCACGCTGAGCGTTTGTTCTACTAGACTTTCTACCTAATACACTCTGTGTTATAGGGTCTTGACCTT